ATAATTTCAGCTCTCCCCGCAATACCCCTTTGCCCCTGAAACTAGGGGCTTTTTTTATCTCAAATATCCTCATAATCATCTGGGTCAAAATCATCTTGAACATCATCCCTAGTGTCCGTGTATATCACGACACATCGGCAATTGCACACATTGATAGCACCCCCCCTCGGGTCGCCAGAATAGGCCATTGGTCTGCCACCAATAATGAAGTCCTCATCCATTGATACCTGCTGGCCGTTTGCGCTTGAATGCGACAGCCTGGTTCTACCATCTCCAGTTGCCACCCATTGCTTTACCATTGCCACACCATAACTGTCACTGACCTCTTTGTGATAACTTTGATGGGCAAACCCTGCTGCACTATGGGTCTCTGTCCTGGCGATTAAAGCAGCCCGACCCCGGTTAATGGGCCTGAATGTCTTTTTAAGATCAATGGCGATTTGTGCCAAAGTACCATCACCCAAGCGTAACCGCTCTATAGATGCCAATATTAGCAAGCCCTGTGTGCGTGAAATGCTGGTGATGAAACTATCTCTATTCACAAAGTACAGCGCGACGGCTTGCTCAAAAGCTAATGACCTACCGAAAAAGAAAGCATCACCTTCATCCGCTTTGGCTGATATGACCTGATAGGCTTGGTAGTTGTAATCATAGATGGTTTTAAATACGCGGTTTAGTTGCGCCCTAATGACAGCTGTGACCTCCACCTCCACATCTCTAACCAAAAGGGACCCGTCAACATCTTCACCGTCCTCAACCTGCTTGGCTACAATATTGACTGTCTTATTGAAACTGGTCTCTACGCGCTTCTGGAACCCCCTGCTGAGGTTGTCCCGCATTCTGGCTTGTTGGACAGCGTAACGCCTCGCATTGATAGCGCCCTGCCTAAAACCGAATAACTCATTTGCCCCTTGACGCTTTGCCACGATTACCCCTTTTTAGAGTCTGGGATACCCTCATCATCGTACACGCTGAAATCCTTACCATCGTCCGTGACTACAGCATCATCGGGGAGCCCTTCATTCAGCGAGAATAGGCTGGCATTAACCATCAAGCCATCCGCCCCATCAATTTTGTTTAGACCGAGCAACTTTCTGGCCTCGTTCCTAGTCATAATGCCCTTATCCACCGCACCAATAACATTCTCATATATCCGCTTTCTACGTTCAGATAGGGCAGGTATTTCATCAGTATCAAATTTAAAGTAAGCACCCTCACCAAATTGAGGCATCAGCCATTCATTAATATCTGACTGCACCTTGATCAACATCGGGATAATGGTTTCTTCATAGAGTGCCAAACGAGCCTCTGCCACGTTAGCGTAAGTTTGAGCGTCAGGCACCCCCACTAATTGACTAGGCACTCCGAAGCACATCGCAATATCGGTGGCACTTTGGTGTTTCATGTTAATAAAGTCCATATCCTTGGGTGACAAGCCCATCTCTTTCCAATCAAAATCACCCTCAAGTAGCATGGGTCGCCCCGCATTATCCACCCCAGAAAAGCGATTGCTGATGTCCGTCATTAGCTGGGCTCTTTGCGCGTCAGTGAGATTAACCGCAAACCCCTGATCATCCTTGGGCTTGAATATAATCGCACCTGATGGCCTAGCGCCATTATTCAATAGGTTGATGTTGTGCCTACTGGATAGGTTGTGCTGGTCCACTTCCACTGCGGCGGCGCTCAATGGTGACAAACCGTAAAAGTCGTCAAGCGGGTTCCATAGCTTAATATGCTTTACTTCACTAGAGCCTGTTATCTCGTCCACTGGATAAAAAGCCTCAACTTTGCCGTTGATCTTATACTCGTATCCCTTGGGGATGGTTCCCTTCCCCGTTTTAATGCTCATACGGTCAGGCCGCAATAGATACAATTCGTTTGGCCCCCGATTAAGGCCCTGCCCCTCGGCCCCCAGCATATAGTTATTGCCAGACAAGAGCAGGTAGCCAAACAGAGCGTTCATGTATTCGGAATAGCTTTGTAATGGATTTGGCCTATTCAATAAGGCAACGGCTGGATGGTTCTCTATTTCATTGCCGTCTTTGTCGCATATCTTGAAAGGCACCCCTGATGCACCCTTGGCAATCTCATTAACGCACCGATACACGATGGCGTTCTGCATATAGCCCTCGGATGCCAGCGCCTGATAGGAGTAAGTCTTAGCGGCACCTGAGCCAGCCCCGAAATAACCCACGATTGACGAATTCTTTTTGCCTACTGCACTTGCTCGGTTTTTCCTAAATCTATCAAATATGGCCACTTATGACACCCTCCAAGCTACATCTCCGCGAGACTTGCTTAATTCAGTTAATCCCCAAACTAGCGCATCTAGTCTATCGGGGGATGGTTTCGGTCTATCACCTGTATAGGTGCACATCTGGCTTTCTAGCTCTGGATAAACCCCCATATGGTGGACTTTACCCTGTTCATACAATGCGGATATGGGTTCTGCTCTCAACATCTTACCCCTGCTAGCATGAACCGATCTATACCCCACACTACTGTCAATGCCCCGGATAAGGCTCTCAACAAGATCACCGCCATTATTGACCTCAGCGACGATATAATTGGCTTGCCATAGGTAAAATAGCTCCACTGCCACCTTTCCCCATTCAGCGGGGCTATAGACTCCTGATCTATCATCTAACAGATAATACTTGTTCTGAGCGTCTTTTCCTACCACTACAATGCCTGTTTCATCAGAATCGGGGTTAGATGTCACTGCCGGGTCAAGCGCAACAATGATTTTAACGAATACTATCTTAGTGTCTACCAGTAGTCTAGTTGGGGTGATTTTAGGCAGCCTGGTTGCATCAATAAGTTTAGAATTCCACAGAGCGCCCTCTATGTTATCCAGCACCTCAGCATAAAGCTCCTGCCTGCCCATCGTGGTACCGTCATATCTTTCCTTCCACATTTTTAATGCTGATGGGGCTAGGTTGGCCTCGTTCTCAAATGTACTACCTGTCGTGACAAGCACATCTTCACGGCTTAATAGCATTTTTATAATGGGGGTGGGCTTGGGCGTCGTGGTGATAATGCACTTCGGATCATCCCCCAAGCGAAGGGCAAACATCAATTGGTCAAAGGTTTCAGGGTATCTCCATGCCGCCAATTCATCACACCAGGCCCTATGGAACTGGGGACCACGTAAACTTTCAGGCTCCACCGCTGTAAAGCCTTGTATGATGGACCCATTGAATAGGCGTATCTCTTTCGCTTGCTCGTTATAACCTTGGCCCCTGCCTTTCAGCAGGCATTCCTTTGGAAGCAATGGCAAAATGCCTGACACGCCTTTAAATGCCACCCTTATCAATTCTGAGTAAGTCGGCATAACAACAGCCACCCTTACGTTGGGATTGCGCAGAGCGTAAAGAATCGTGTCCTCTGCGCCCGTCCGAGTCTTACCAAACCCCCTGCCTGCTAATATTAACCATATACCCCAATTGCCTGCTGGAGTTACCTGCTTTGCTCTAGCCGTATTCAGCCATTCAATGTAGTGATTTGCTGCTGCTCTGTGTCCTTGCGTTCGCAAGCTCGTCAAGTTGTTCCATAACTCTACTGAAGGCTTCGGGGTTGCTGACATCGGCTGATACCTTTGATATTTCCTGTGCTTGACCTAGTGCTAACTTTCCAAGTTTCTGCGCATTCTGAGCGACATTAGAGGCCGCCAGCAGGTCCTGTATACTTAAAGACTCTACAAATGGAATGCCTTTTGGAACTTTCTCGTCTGTCTGCGCTCGCTGTAGTTTATGCCCTACCCTCAATAGCATAGCTTGGGCTATCTTTATAGCAGTATCATCCAGCATTTTGGAATCGGCCACCATCTTGGTAATACGATCTTCATCTAGTGTTATCTGTATTTCAGTCTGAACTTTGTTTTTTTGCCCCTGCCAATCCTCGCGGGTAGATCGCCTAGATAATGTTGCCTTAGATACGTTGTACGTCTTAGCTAAAGTGATAAACGTGGGATACTGCCTAACACCATTCTCATCGGCGTATCCGTGGACATACTCATCCCTAATGGCTATCTTCAGC